TTCCTAGCCATGCGTTCGTGTCTGCTGTTGCCGTACGATTATCAATAATCGTCTGAGCGGTTGCGGCTTTATTCGTCATGAAACTGAACTCAATTTCAAACGCCCCAACACCAAAAGCAAAGTCTGCGGAATTGGCAATATCGACGTAATCTGTCGTCCCATTAAAAAACATCGCCTGCGGTTTCCCTGCCTCTAACACGGGGATTTGCGTGGCGTTGCCGTTGGCGGTGATGGTCTTCGGGTTGGCTGTCGAACTATCGACGAACGTCGTGGTTGTGCCGTTACAACGGAGAAACAGTTTGTCGTAACTGTCTGGCTCAATAACAGCGCCGGACGCTGACCCGCAGATCAGCAAACAAGAAAGACCAAGAGCAAGAATCTTTTTCATAAGTTCACCCCTTTAAATTAAATTCGTTATGTCGCATAACCTTTGGCTACGGCAACCACGTGCCACCTAGAATCTGCGCTTGAATAAATACAGCCGATGTAATCGGTCTTTCCAGATGCCGTCGCCGTTAAAGCCGTGATGTCCGTCCCGAACGCAAAGTCGCCGGTAGTTGCCACAGGCAACGTCAAAGTCCTGTCAGCTCCCGAAGCGGTGAATCGGATAATGATCTTCTGCCCGCTTGTGGCGTTTATCGGCGTTCCAAGCGTGCGATCATTGGTCGCCGTCATTGTGAAGATGTTTCCGGTAGAAGCATCGATCACCGATCCAGCGCCATCTGCAAGCGCCACTACCGCTTCGGTAGTGACCAGCGGTGCATTGGCACGGGGAAGTCTCCCAGCACCGGACGGCACGTTCGCAAGCAAGGTCAGCGCATCGCCTTGCACCTTGCCGGCTGTTGAGATCGTCGCCAGCTTCGTGTCCACGATCCCAGCGGACGCCGATACTTTGGCATTCGTGATCAGAAGCGCAGAATCCGTCCCAGTTTCAAGCGCCTCCCAATTCGCACGGATCAGCGCCGGCGTAACGGACAGCAGTTCATCATTCGCCGGCTTGGTTTTGTCCCAAGCGCCGAAACAAAGCGTCGGGATCAAGGACAGGATGCAAGCAATACTGATAATTTTTTTCATTTGTGAATCTCCTTCTTTTAGTTTTTGTTGTTTTGTGACTTCTTCCGTAGCCGATAGAATTGCAGTCATTACCGCTTCTTTTTTTTCATCTTTTACGATCGGGATCGTTTCGCCTTCTTCGATCTTGTTCTTCGCCACGGAAAGGATTGCATTGATAAGGTCATCGCTTAACCACGTGTCGACGCCCATCGTGTAAAACTTGGAAGCGTCCAGCACGCCGTTCACACGCATCTGATACTGGATGATCCCTTTGCGATACGTCCCGTCATCGTTCATTTCAATCACTACTTTTTTCGGTATCACTAGCTTCGCCATAATTCCCCCATTAAACGCCGTGTGCGTGGTACGCAAACGATCCGGTGACCGCAGTCCCGTCAAGTTTGTATAGTTTTACAGTGAATCCTGTGATCGTCGGCGCAACGCTGAAAGACGATACACGCCCATCCCCGTCAAGGATGCTGATAGCCACCATCGGTGCTTTGCTGAATGTTTTCGTGAATACGATCTCTTTGCCGGCGTTCGCATCCGTGATTTCATCAGCCCCGAATTCATCGACGTCCGGAAGGTCTGCCGTAATATGAAGCGATGAAACGCCGACCGCTTGATCCGTGCTTTCACGGGTGAACGTGAATTCCAGCTGGAAATACCGGCAATAAAAATCCGCATCTTCCCACGCCATCCATTCCGACCACGTCAGATTATCTTCGCTTGTTCTGATCCGCACCGACATCTGAAGCCCGACCTCCACGCCGGAGAAGCGCAAGGCTGTGTTCGTCTGGAAGGTGTCCGTGCCGAAGCTGTCCCAGCGATCGTCATTAGACAGAGTAAACACGGGAGCGATGCTGATCCGAAACGGCGCAACGTAACCCACGTCACGGATCAGTGTGGTGTAAGTTCCGGAAATCTGACCGGATGAAAAAACCAATGAACTGCCGGACACTTCCAGATTAGACTTGATTCCGCAGTATGCGGTGTCATTGAAACGAAGCCCGCTGACGTCATCGAATCCCAAACTTCCGACATCTTGAAAGGAAAGCGTCGCATCGTTTTCTTCTTGCCAAGTCATTATGATGTTTGAGAAGGGGATCGTTTCAACGGACAGCGTCGCTTCTTTCGCCGTCGCAGAGTAATTGCCGGTGGTGTCGATCGCTTTGATCCAGAAGGATTGATCATCTTCAAGGACAAGACTACCGCTGACGTAGGACTTGCCGGTCAGTTTCGTTGCGATCACGATCCCGCCCTCCCACGACACGCCCTTTCTGATCTCATAACCCCACAGATCGTCGTCCGTGACTTCCGACCAGCCGAACACGATTCTGTCACGGCGCTGGTAGGCAAGGAACGTCGTTATATCTTCCGGCGGTTCTGTCTTGCCGGTGATCACAATGTCCGCCGTGGGACTTGCTGAAAAACTGGATTCACGTCCGTCATAAGTGACCGTGGTGATACATATCCGGTACGTCTGCCCATTCACAAGCGGGGTATTGATCGAAAAAGATGTGCCTTCGCTTTCTCCCATATTCAGATAACTTGACCCGCCATTCGATGAAATGTAAATCTTTGCCGACTTATAAATCCGGAACGGGTAGCCCGTCGTGTCCGGCTTATTCCAGAATACGTCGATCAAATGCTGGATCGTTCCGTCCTCCGCACGCACGACACGTTCCCCTAAAACAATGTCGGTGACGTTCGGGATGTCATCTTCCGGTTCTTCGTAGTTATTTTCCGGCAAGGCTGGGGCGGTATCGTCATAGACCAAAGCGGAATACTCAATCGCTTCGATCGCCACTTCGTGATTTCCTTCCCGCTTGATATTGATGATCCGGAAATCTTTCTTTAAAAGGCTGGTTTCCCCGAACGCCCACACATCCGCTTCAGCCGGCACTTGCGTGAAAGCGGTGCTGACTTGAAGCACCGTCGCCGTTCCGGCTGGATTGATAACCGTCCTTTCTTCGATCGTGTCGTCTTGGTGACGGACACGCACCCGATAGGTCTTTCCGGATTCGATCGTGACAGACTTGTCCGTGGTGACATTAAAGTCTGTCCCGCTGACCACCCGTCCGGAATTGCCCCACGCCGGAAGTTCGTGACTAACGGAAATCACGTCACCTGACTGACACGCCACGGCGTCGACGGACGCTTTAAAACTGATCGAACGGTGGATGTATTTCGCAAGGTTCTTGGCGTAGCGTCCTTCCCGAAGCGCACGGGAAATCGAAGTCGTGAAGATTCTGACCGCTTTCTTCCGCATCGGATTCGTCGCCAAACTATCTTCATCCGTAACAGCGATCACTTCCTGTTCGTAGTTCTGCAAAGCATTGATGAACTGCACTTCGATCACGTTCGGCACGTCCTTCACGGACTTCCAGCCCTGTTGAAACGATCCTTCCACTATGTTCCCCATCCCAAACAACTGCACCGGCGTTTCCGGTTTATCGATCTTAAGTTTCACAGCGCCTTGTGAATAGAACGCCCACGCACGGAACGTGGCGCATAACTGCAAAAGAATGTCCAAAGCTGAATGCGATGCGTCGATCACGCAGTCAAGCACGAACCGTTTTTCAAATGTGTCATCGCCACGATCAAGCCGTTCATCGCAGTATTTCGCCATATCCACGAACTGCGCAAGATCAAGCTGGGATGCGTCGATGAACTCGCCAAGACCGTAGCGGGCATTCGTCAAAAGATCGTAGATGCACCACACCGGATTCGCACAGAAAGCGGTGGAGTAAGTTTCCCCGTCCCACGAAAGTTCGGTGTCATCCGAAAACAACTTGAATTTGTCGGTAGCCGGATCGTAGTAATAATCCTCGTACGCCACTTCCGTTTCGCCGTTCATCACCTTGTAAGTCTTGATCTTCGTGCCTTTCACGATGCAACTGACTTGCGGGGTAGAACCGGACAGCTGATCCGTCGCTAGAAGTTTCATCCCCAGCAGTACGGTGTTCGGGTAAGCCAAGTCATCGTTTTTGATCTCGTCAAGGCGGGCGAAGCGCATATCGTTTGACTGCGACGCAGTACCGGCATCCGACGTTTTCATCACCTTCACGTCGTACTGATCCGGATCAAGACCGGTGACCTTCGTCTTGCTTTTGACGGCGGTTCGGGATTTTCCGGTCACGCTCTTTTCCGCAAGTTCCGTCCATCTCTCGTCGGAATGTTTTTTGTAGTAAAGGATATAGGTCGCTGTCTCGTCGACCATATCCCCCGAAGAATTGATTTTATAAAGACCGTACGGGAAACTGATCTCCACTTCAAACGCTTCCAACTGCGTTTCGATGGATGTGGTGGTGTAGGGTGTATCCTTCACCAGCATCGCCCCAATGTCGTAGACTTGATGCAGTTCTTCAAAGCCGGTGATCACGGACTGATCGTTCGTGCCAAGCCGTTCGTATTTCGTCATCCCCGTATAATTTTCATACGGGTTTTCGTTGATCTTGATGTCGGAAATGCTTTCGATCTCGCCTTCGCAAAGCCCGATCAGAAGATTCAGATATTCTTTCGTTCCGTCGTTATACACGTACTGATTGATAATGTTCCCGCCGACCTTGTGCGTGCCGTAAACGACACCGATCGGCACACCGACATCCATAATCGTGCGCACTCCGTCCCAGCCGTAGGTCGGGGACGCTTCGTCCATTGAACCGCCGGCGACGCCCCCGAAAGCCCCGAAGCTGGGGGACTTCGGCTTCTGGAACGCTGAAAAGATCGCATACCCTACGACTGCAAGCGCTCCCACCATCACCAAAGCGCCAACCGTGTACGCCACGGCGATCATCGTTCCGATAGACATCGATGCGGTGATGGAAGCGGTCAGCGCCCACCCGATCCCCAGCGCCATCGATATAGGATCACGCACGTCCGGCATAACCAGCACTTCTTCGCCGGATTGCGGGACGTAGGTAACCGGATCATCGATCCTTCCTTTCTGCGAAGAAAGAAGAACGATCCCTTTTTTCTTGTAGTCAAAGCCGGTGTCGTCAAGGTACTGCGAAAGCGTCTTTCCGTTCTCGTAACCAAAGAACTTTTCGATGCGCCCGTCTTTGGATAACTGATTCGGAATCCATACGATCCGGATATTATTCGATTCCATAAAGCCCCTTCAGCCGGTAGAAGCCTTCGATCTTGTCCACGATGTCTTTATCCGTGTATTTGGAAATAATCACGCCGTACATTGTGGCGTGGATGAACCGATGCCCGCTTAACACGATCCCCGTGTGGTAAGCGATCCCGTGAAGGTTTTTAAGCAGTATCCCATCAAGGAACTCCGGCTGTTCGATCTTCTGCCAATCCCTGTGCGCATTCTCCGCCAAGAAGTTCCCGCCTTCCTTCGACCACTTCACGTTATATTCAAACTCCGGAATGTCGAATAACTTCACTCCGGCTTTTTCGTAAATCTTTAAAGGCAAGCCCCAGCAGTCGATCCCGTTCCGTGACCGACCCCGATGCACGTACTGGACGCCAAGCCATTCCTCGATCACTTCCTTTTCAAATTGAACCGGATCGATCCGGTCGATGGGTTTATCCGACATACACTTGTCTTGACGGGATGGACGGAAACCCGCCGAACCTTTCTTGATTAGCAAGCGCTTTGCACCGCTGGAATGTTTTATTACACACAGTTTCAGCGCCGGCGTAGGCGCATTCCGTGGACTTGAACTTCCAAGTGCAATAATTCCGCCAGTATTTCCGTGCCGGCAGTTCGGTCTTTAAAACGTCGAACTTCCCAGTGCAAGTGAACTCCACGACCTCGACGTTCGCCGTGTAATTGTCGATATAGTAAGAATGCGAAATGCAGTTTAGGGAATTATCCAAAAGGTTTGCGAACACCATCGTGATGATGACCTTCTTCCCACGAAGGTCGTACGTTTCCAGCTTGTTCTGAATGAACTGGCTGATGTTCGATACCTTGACAGATACCTGATCGATCTCACCGGACGTGTTATCGCTGACAGCTTCGTGGCTGATCGGGAACTTGATATAGGTTTTCCCGTTAAAGACGACGTCGTCGTCATAGCCCGCCATCAGAATGCTGTTATCTGCGCCGTCAAAGTTCACGACCTCGTACAAAAAGATCGGTTTATTTTCCAGCTTGTTCTTTTCTGCGATGAAATCGTCGGTCAGTTCGATCATTTCACTTGCACCAATGAGAATTCAACGTCATAGATTCCGTACGCTTTTTGGCGAACCATCAGACTGTCGTCGTCGAAGCGGACGGTGTACTGCGTGCTGTCGTTCGGGTTTGTCCAAAGAAAGGACGTGTAAGCGCCCAGCTTCGCATTGAACAGATCACGAAGCGTTCCGTAGTCCGTGCTGTTCCTGTTCCTAAACGCCAGCTTGAACTTGCGAAGCGGTGTCGACCACAGCGACCGTCGCTGTTCCGTCCCATTCTCAAACTTGGAAACGGCGGTGCTGTATTTGATCGTTTCCTCAAACACGTAGTCCGGTGCGACTGTTAGATCATCGCTTGCCATATCACCCTTCCTTTATCGCTTTGCGCAGATTGCCGTTGTTTCTGATCTCGTTTGCAAGCGCCGACGAAATCACTTTCCTGTTCCGGTAGACGTCCTGTGCGTCCCACGCTTGGATCACTTGATTAATAACGATCGTCTGTCCGCCACCGCCACCGCCCATTGATTCGCCTTGATTCAGCCGGCGCAGTCTGTCCGACCCGCCGATCGCCGACATCCCACGGCGTGACAAGACCCCTTCACCGGTCTGCGCCACGATCGGAACTTCGTCCGGCGCAAGCCCGCTGTGCGCATAAAGCGGTTTCACCATCCCGCCGGTGTGCATAAAAAGCATCCCCAGCCCGCCCAGCCCGACCGCATTCATAGCGCTTACGATGGTGATCTTTGCCACCATCTGCGCAAGCATTTGCAAGATGGAATTCCCAAGATTACGGACGATGTCGCCAAGACTGCGGAAGCGGTTCGTGATCCCGTCGAAAAGCGCATTCCCGAACGCCTGTGAAATGGACTGTGCGACGTTCCGCATCGTGGTCTTGACGGTTTCCCCCCAATTCACAACGGCGCTTTTTGTGGTGTTTAGCTTTCCTTGGAAGGACTTGAAGAAATTATCCCAATCCGCCGTGAACTTCTGGATGCCGTTGACCATATTGCCGGACTGTCCGGTCATCATATTCTGGATATTCATCCCGAACTGGTCGGCGCTCTGCTTGGAATCCCGTGCCACCGTCCGCAGATCGGAACTTAATTTCTTGAGCGCTCCCGACCAATCCCGTAACTTCGTCTTCCACGGGGACGGGATTTTTGAAAGGGCGTCCACGATCGCTTGAAGCTGGATCACGAACCCGTCGACAAAGATCGAAAACCCCATCTTTAACTGTTCAAAGCCCATTCCGATGATGCTGAACACATAATCAAAGGTCTTCACCAGCCCCAGCATCACGTTCTGCCATTGTCCCAGCACCGTGATGATGACTGCGACGCCCGCCACGATCCCGATCGTCACCGGATTCATCGTCGCCAGCACGCCCATCAGCATCCCGCCGATCTTCAGAAGGGAAGCCCCGAACTTGATCAGCGCCCCGATGGAATTCATCACCGTCCCGCCCAATAACAGCCAAGCGCCGGTAAGGAACGTCACGGAAATGATCGTCTGCTGGACTTTGGGATCAAGACTGCGGAACGCTTCCAGAAGGGATTTCATCCAGTTCACGAACTGGTTCACGTAAGGGATCACGGTGGTGGCAAGCTGAATCTGGAAGTTTGTGACGGTCTGCGTCAGCTGATCCATCGCATAATCCACTTCCAGCGAATACTTCCGTGCGTTATTTAAGGCAAGCCCGAATGCGCCGGTGATGACACCGCCCGCCCACACCATCGACATCCCCATCCGCTGAATGTTCGATCCGATCTGGTTCATCGTCCGGCTGGTCTTTTCGACTTCTTTGGCGAACTGCGCCATCTGTGTCTGCGCCTTCGCCATCGGCGACGAAAACTTATCGTTGAGCCGTAATAGGATGTCTACGTTCGTGTTTGCCATTTTTTCGTTCCTTCTTTCCCGTTATCGAACAGGATTTCAACCCAATGCCCAATTTCTTGAAACGCTTCCAGCGCCTTCATTGGCTGATCCAGCCATCCGCCGGCTTCCGGATAAAGCCCCTGTTTGTAATGCGTGAACGCTTCGATGTAGGACAGCGTCGCATTGTCCACGTACCGAAGCGGGCATTTCGTGATCTCGACCCCCCGCATCACTTCGTACTGCGAAACGTCTTTGACGCATCCCCGAATCGCCCGCATTTGATCCGTGCAAGTCTCGCATTTGATCTCTTTGCTTTCAGCCCAAAGCGCTAAAATTATTTTTTTTTTGCGTCCGTATTCAAAAAGTTCAGTTCCATCACCTTGGAAAACACTTCCATCAGCACGTCAAAGGGAATGGCGTCGATCTCGTCATCTGCAACCGGCTGGATCAAGTCCTTGCCGGCGAAATTCTTGATGCCTTTGATTCCGGCACGCACGACATCGATGGCTTTGTCCGCCAGCTTCGTCACATCCAGCTGTCCATCACGACCTACTGCGTCACCCATAATCTTCAACTTGTCCCGATTCGTAAGAACCCCGATCAAGAAAGTCGTAGGTTTTTCAGTTCCGTTTTCAGATTGCGGGACGAACTCGACCACTTCTTTCGTATCGATCCCTGTAAGCATTCGTGTTGTTCCTTTCGTTTTGTGGAGTAGGGCGCTAGGGGCGGTTTGCGCACCCCGTGACCGCTTTAGGGTTCACGGGACACCGCCCATAACGACCAAGAATCCCTACTCAAAGGTTAAGACCAGTTCATCGTTCCCAGCGTTCTGACTGCACCGGAAGGGAATATCGGTCGTCAGAATCCCGTTCCGATCTCCTTCGTTGATCGCATCGACCGTGACTTTCGGCGCTGTGATCGTGCATTTGTTGCCCGCAGTCTCACCCACGACCACGCTTAAAGCCCGTGCTGTTGAAGCGATCCAATCCGACCAGAAGTCATAGGTCGCAACGCTCACCGCTTCCGGATTGAACTGCCCAGCCGGCTTTCTGCCGGTGATCAAGAATCCTTTCAAGGACGTGGCGTCATTGATGTCATCCTGTCCGATCAGTTCATTCGCAGAATCCAGCGTCACTTCTTGCACGACAAGGCTGGTCACGCTGTTCAGCGAAAAGCCGGCGCTTTTCACGACCGGCGGTAATGTCGCCTCGTAGGTCGGCGTCGCCGGATGTGCGACGTCCGTCGGGATGTTGTATTTCCCTTTGAACGCAAAGGAAAGCACAGCCATCTGTCCGGCGGTCATCTTGATCTGCACGTTCCCACGTGCGCCGGTGATCTTATGAAGGCGTGAGGATGAAGCGCTCACGTGTTCATAAACGTAGAACGTGACCGACTTGATGCTGTCAGACGTCGGTTTATAGACCACGCTCGACCCGACGGATGCGGTTTCCGCATACCCGCACGCTTCCAGAAGATCGCCAAGACGACCCGCTGTGCCGGCAGTTCCCGATCCTTTCAAGTCCATTTCAAACGTGATTTCGGCGTGATGCTGTCCCATAATCGGGGACACGGGGGAAATGCTCCCACGAACATAATCCCGTTCCAGAAGATCGCCGGTGTAGTTCACCTTCACGTTCCGTGCTTCGATGGCGTTCTCCGCAACCGTCGGCGTCGGATCGTTCCCGTAAGTGCCTTCCTCTTTTGCAAGTAATGTTTTGTTCCTCAAAAGCATTGTCATTTTCTTCTTTCTCCTTTGTTAAGTTCTTACCGCTTCCGTTTGTTCGATTAGGATTTCCACGTTCAACGCCAGCACACGCACGGGGAAATCCACCGTCGAAAAGCTGTCATCCAGTATGTAGGTATGAATCGCTTTCCCGCCCAGCGTCCTATCCGTGTCGATCGCCTTTTTCAGATCGTTCAAGTAATCAAGCGCCCCTTTTGTCGTGGCGTCGCCTACGATCTGTTTGTCCTTGTCGGTGACGGTGATCACCATATACACCACGCACCGCATCCGGATTCGCTGTTCGCCGTAGGCGTCATCCGATTCCGAACTGCCCGTGTAATCTGTGATCACGGTCGGGTATTGCGTGATGCTTGATGCTTCCCGTTGCCCTTCAAGGAACTGTTTGACGTAACCGGCAAGCGTTGTGTCCGCTTGCAGTCTTGTCTTTAATGCTCTGAATGCGTCCGCCGGCTTTGCCATTAGTTTCTGCTCCCTATGAATTTTTCAATCGTCCGTGACAAGGACGGTGCGACCTTTGTCGCCAGCACTTCCGACCCGATGGTCATATACCGGCGTGCTGGGATCGTGACCGACTTCTTCAGCCAAAACATCGGCTGGATGCTTTTGTCCGACTTCCGCAGTTTCCGGAAGATGATGCCTTTTGCGATGAACGTCGTGTCCGGATACTGCTGGAACATCCGGCGTGCTGACATCTTCGTGACCCCCGCCGGTGTCTGGTTATAGGGAAACGGGATCGTTAAATATTTTCCTTTCTTCGGGCGGATCACTCCTCCGGTTTCGTGGATTTCCGCATACGGAAGTCGTCCCTGTCCGCTGTATCTTGTCTCGCCCTGTTGCGCCCATCCGCCGTGCCGGACGCCCGACCCGATCCGCAAAACCACGGTCTTATTTTCCATCCCGACCCGTGAACTAAAACTGTTCGCAAGCATTCCGGTGCGCTTATGAAGCACTTGTCCGGCAAGGATGTCGGTGCGCATAATCTTTTCCCCTTCGATTCCGAAGTCCTTCATCCACTTGTAAGTGACGCTATCCCGATCAAGCGGGGACAGCTTCTTCAGCTTGTCCCGAATCCCTTCGATCTGTCGCTTGTCCATCCGGATTTCGATCATCGTGGCATCCTGTAGCTTTCCATTATCGCTTTCGCCTGTTTCCGCAAATTAGCCGGCTTATACGTTAGCGATTCACCTTCAAAGGCGTTGACCCCGCCTTTCAGTTCCAAGTAGTCGGCGATCACTAGGTTTGCGATCGCAAGTTTCAAGTCCTCCGGCACGGTCAACGTGGTGTAGCCGGCGGTGTAGGTCACCTTCACGTTATTGATCCCTTTAGCGAAATATCCCGCCTTTAAGAAGATGATCCCCTTGTCCGCAAGATAGGAATAATCCGTCGCATCGATCAGCGTGTCCGCCCCGTAGACCAGATCGGTGTCGTCGTAGATCGAAGCGATCGCCGTGATCGGGTGATGATCCATAAAAATAATGTGGGACTTGTCACCGCTTTTGTATTCCGTGCGGGCGACGGATTCAAATTCTTCAAACTCCACGCTTCGTGCGCCAAGAAGCGATGTCATCAGCGTGTCATCCGTGGTCGTGGTGATCCCAAGAAGGGACTTTACGTAACTAATCGTGATCAGCATCTTTTTCGATCTCCTTTAAGATTTCAGCCATTCGTTGCCCCGAAAGTTCCCACGTGAATTTTTTGTGGATGCGCTCGGACGCTCTGCGCCCCTTTTGTAGCGCTTTCGGATATTCTCTTGCGACACGAAGCATCTGTTCGATGAAGTCCTGTGTGTCCGGAATGTGCGCTTTAGTGTCCAGCCCTTCGTATTCGTCAAGGTGCAATTCTTCCAGCGAATACTTCACCGGATACCCGACCACTTCGTCAAAGAAGTCCGCTTGCCCCGTGGCGCTCAATGAAATCGCCGGACAGCCGGTCGCCATCGCTTCGCAAAGCGTCAAGCCCCAACCTTCCCCCCAAGACGGAAGCAGAAAACAGTTTGCGCTGTTGTAAAGATCAGTAAGGTCAGACGCCGGCAGATTTCGGGTGTCGAAGATCACGTTCTTGTTCTTGCCCATCAGCGTCACCCGATCGCACAGGATCGGCTTCGGAAGGCGTGACCACATCTTCACAAGCGACACCATCCGTTTCTTTCCCAGCTTCGTGTCGAACATAATGTCCGGAAGATGACGCAAGGTCTGTTTCAGCGTTCCCCACCAAGTGATCTTTGGCATCGTGGTCTTGATATAAAGTTCGATATTGGGGAACATATCGCACAACTGCACCGCTTGAAGCACCGACTGATAACCTTTTCGTGGGTTCGACGCTCCGCACCACAGATACCGGAACTTTTTCGTGCCATCCAGCCGGCGCTGGTGGAACGGGAAGTCCTTCGGGTTCACGCCTTCACGGCACACGAAGATCGGGACTTTCGTATACTTCTTAAAAATGTCCCGCACGTAAGACGACGGCACGATCAAGTAGTCCGCATCGTTGATCGCACGGATGTAGGACTTCGGCAAATCTTCAAACTCCCACATCGAAAACAGGACGTTGATCTTTCCTTCGATCGGCGTGAACTTGTCGGCGGACGTGATCTGCACGGCGATCTTCGCTTCGTCGTCGTATTCGATCCCGTGCTTCTTCGTGTGTTCAAACATCATCCTGTTATGGAAGGAATACCCATACCCGTTCCCCGCCACGGTGTAAGGCTTCGTGATCCAGCAGACCTTTGTCATTTGTGGATCACTCCCTTCCGCACTTCTTTCATCTGGACACCGCACCGCCGGCACACGTGCTTTTCTGCCGGTCTTGCGATCATCACGCTTCTACAAACGGGGCATTGATATTGTCCTTTAACTTTGATCACGGTTTTTTCTTCCACGGGGTGATGTCCATCGTGGCGTCTTTCAGCAATTCTTCCCCGACTTCCACGACCCGCAGTTCTTTGCAATCCTGTTCCGCCGTCCACGTCGGCGCATAATGCTGACTGCGCACCCATTCCTGTTCGTTCTCGACGTTCGTTTTATCCTGCGTCTTTTGAATCTGGTTCGCACCATACACGCCGATGTTTTGGCATCGGGACATCATCGGGACAAGCTGTTTGCGCCCGTGAAGCACCCGAATGTTATGGATCAGACCGGCTTGAAGCGGGTGACGGGGAAGGAACTTTTCATACTGCCAGCATCCCCAATCCGTCCGGCGCAAAGGCGCTTCAAACTGCGCTTTTAAATAGGCGCTGTTGTCCTTAAAATAAGTGTTATTGATGTGTGGCTGGATCAGATCGTAATCTGACCGGTCAAACGACACGCCCCACGGGAAATACCAATCGCAAGCCCACACGTGATCGGTCGGATGCTGTCCTTTAAGGATCGAATAGCCGGACACCGTGAACATCGACTTGTCCTTCAGCTTCATCGCTTCCTTGACGAACTTGATGAAGTCTTTCGACACCAAGACGTCGCATTCCACGATCGTCACGATCTGTGCGTTCCGGACTTCAAACGCTTCCTGTATAGCGGTAAGAATGTTCTTGGAAATGCCATAGATCGCATTCCGTTTGATATGTCCTTCAATGTGAAAGGGATCGCTGTCGAACTTCTCGCATCCGTCTTGATACAGAAACCAATGAACATCATCGGTCAGCGCTCGTTCAAGGTGTTCCATTGACAGCTTCAGCATCTTCGGACGATTGAACCCAATGGAAAGGATTTCGTGCCGGATCATCGCAAGACCCCTTCCGACACCGCCTTCAAGATCGAATCCCGAAGCGTGTAATGATTCCCGTGCTTCTCAAGCCCGACCCCGCCGTCGTCAAGTTCTTGGAAGTCCAGCGGGATCGTCCGGTTCATATTGCCGGCAAGCACGTTCGCCACCGACATCGGAATATCTTCGTGGTTCTTGCAAGCGTCCTTCAGTTCCGTGTGCTTATAGATCAGCCCCAGCCCTTGCAGAAGCAGTTCACGGCGCATCGCCGATACCCGCCCCAAGATGAAGTGGCATTCACCGTCAAGGACGTGCGTCTTTTCACGATACGGCACGCCCTTCTTGAAGTCCCCGCCGATCATCCCGACCACGGAATCCGGATGCTTTTTCACGGCATCCACAAGATTCCCGAATGCGTGATCGCTTAACAGCAGATCGTCATCTTGAAACACGACGATGTCCGCAAAGCAGACCGTGGCGATCCCATAGCGCACGCTTGACCCGAAGTTCCGTGAAGCATTGATCACGGTGATGTTCTTGGCGATATCTTGATAACGAAGGGAATAGTCGGAGTTATTATTAAAAACGATAATTTCGTCCGGACGCACCTTCCACATCTGCGATTGACGCAGAGTGTGTTCCACGTTTCGGATTCGCTTTTCGTGGTAGTGTGGTATTACAAGTGCCGTTTTCATTCCCATCGCCTTTGTCCGGTCATCGTTCTGACACCACGATGTCGCCGGTCTTTGGATTTCAGTCGCATTTTTTTAAGGTGCTGGGGTTTTCAAGCGAACCCCAGCGAAAACGCTACCCACCACAGGTGACTAGGAGTTAGTGATTACACGTACAAACGCATTCGGCTGTGCAACCGCTAAACCCCAGCGGGTGATCATCCGGAACATCGTTTCATCGTAGTCGAACCGGCTGTACGGGTTCGCTTCGATCGCCATCGCACCGTTCCTTCTGCCGATGTAGAAGTAATTGAAATTACCGAACACAGCCATCAGCTTCGATGCGCCATCGGTATTCGCAATTTTCTCCGTCATCGCCAGCGGGTATTCGTAAATGGTCGAAGGCGCTTGCGCACCGGCATACTGGAACAAAGGAATGCCGTCCGTGGACTTCAAGCTACGGATGTAGTGCTGTGCAAGACGACCGACAAGCCACCGGCTTCCGCCGACGTAACCCTGTTCGATCTTGCTGATCGCAAGGGACAGATCGCCCGATGTGACCGTGGACATTGACGCACCGGAAGTAATCACGGAATAACCGGCTTTCGCCCCGCCGATACCGCTGACAGGATTGCCCGTTCCGTTGATCATCTGGTTATCAAGTTCCAAGCCCATCGAATAGGAGAACTGCTCCGTGAGGATCGAAACGACGTCAATGGCGGAATCCGCCAAGAGTTCGTTTGTCGCCCCGCTGTAAGCGGTCAGCTTTTTCGCTTCCAGCTTGACTTGGCTGAAAGTGGGATCAGCTTGTGCAAGCTGGGCGCTTTCCGCTTTCCACGCAACCGTGGGAAGGGTAAGTTCAGCCGGCAGATACAACGTGTCGCTGTTCATCCCGAACACCTTCGCAAACTGCAAGGCGTAGGAACGATTGCGGGCAAGCTGGATCAAGTCCCATTGAAATTCATCGGGGACAAGGTATCCGCCTTGCGCATTCGTGGTTTCGTTCGTCGTGGCTTTGGAAACGACGTCGATCATAAACTTGCAAAACTGATCGATCTTTTCCTCATTCCCGAACGCTTCAAAACCGACGTTCTTCCCAAGAAGGTTACGGACTGATCCGAACTGCTTGGAAAGTTTCCGCCCCTTATACTCGGACGGGATCGTGTTCACGAACGGGGCGGACATCTTGCTCAAGGGCAACGCCTCGATCTTGGAAACACGTTCACCTAAAGTCTTGATCTCGGTGGCAACCGGCTCAAGACCTTTGGCGATGGATTCCTGTAGTTCTTTAGCTTCCATCTTCTTAATTCTCCTTTTTCAGCATCTTCGATGCTGTTTGTTTGATGGCATCTTCTAAAGCACTCCCCGAAAGCGTAGGTGTGGGATCGGTTTTGCCGTCCCCCTCGCTAAAGAGTTTTTCAGAATAATGCTTTGGTTCATCACCCGATGGGGTGACAACTGTTTCCGCCGGCACTTCCGGCGTGACCGGTGCTGGCGTTTCCGCCGGCACTTCCGGCGTCGGTTCTTCTTTCAACGGCGGGACGGAATCGATCTTCGGCATCAGCGGATCACCTTCCAACTGCTTGAAGGATTTCAGCGCCAGTTCGCACAGCCCAGCGCTTTCCACGGACATCTGAAGCGCTTGCCGGTTACTTGGCACAACGACTTGGCTGATCTCAAGAAGTTCCACATCCGTGAACTTGCGACCGGTGATGAACTCCGATTCGCCGTCCTTCTGCTTGATGTATTCGAATTCGTGACCGATGAACCCGATGGAAAAGGATGCGATCCCTTTCTGCGCCAAGACCCACGCCCAATCAGCTTCTTGATTTCCCATTCCGGCGTAATACTTGAATGTCGCTTCCAGCCCGCTGTCGGTCACTTTCACTTTGACCGCCTCGCCGATCTGTTTCAGAAGATCGCCGTAGTTATGGCTGGACAGAAGCACGGGGTGTTGTTTGTAGGTCTTGATCCGCTTTTCAAACGCTTTGGGTGTGACGATGTCCCCGTCACGATCCACGTTCTTCGTGCTGACCACCGCTTCCACGGTCATCGAATCGGAATCAACGCTCTTGATCTCCGTCTTGTAAAACTTGATGATTTTCTTTTCGCTCACTTCTCCAGTTCCTTTCTTCGCTTGATTTCATTCTGCAAAATATCTAATTGCGACGTTATGTCGGGCGTGTTCGGGTAGTTTTCCTTTTCCGCCAGTTCAAAGAACTTCTTTTGAAGCGTATCGATAACGATGTTCACTTAACGCCTTTCGATGTCTTCTTCTTGGCAATCGCCAAGCTGTGTCTCAATAATAAAAACTTCAAAGGGTGTGTCGTTCTGTAATCGATGCCATTCCATCGGTGCGATCTCCCGTGTTTCGCAGAACCTTTGCCCGCTAACATATGTCCACACTTCCTTCCGCTTGAAGTGTCGCTGTTCCGCAGACTTCCCGAACGGTTTCACCACAAGCAACTTCGTTTTGTATCCCTTACCGGTCTGTAGGACTTTGTAGTAACCCCAAGACCGTTGCACGATCTCAATTCCTTCCAAGTCCACATCACCACGTTATCGAGCTTGGCCGAGACTCTACCTCCCCAATAAAACCCGGCGCACAAGTACGCGAGGAGCGTTACCGTCAATCCTATGAGGCTGATCGTTACGCCGTCCATCATTTTGTCCTTCTCTCAGGGCCGTCGTAGCTCATAGTTCTGTCACAGCCTCCATAAGAGCAACGAACGCCTGTGGATGTGATGCTGGCGGCTTCGCTTTGTTACGAACAGCCCTAGAAAGCCTGTAATCACTCCACACGCTTGCCAGTCCATTATTCCACCGTAGGTTGTTTGTATCTTTCAGCGATCTTGATAATGAGTGCCATAATTCCTCCTTATGAATCCGTGTATCCTGTGTATAGGCCGTTCTTGAAATGAAGCGTTCGTGTCGTTGTTCCGTCAGGGGCAAGCGTGGCCACATCTGCTGTAGCCCCTGCCGTTCCGTCTGAAGCATTGTAGCCGTCTGTCTGAAGCGTTCCCAAGACATCCAGAATTCCAGAACCAACCGCTTTAGGGTTAATAATAAAATTAGTTCCGTCGTAATAGACAATAGCATTATTTCCTTTACCATACACAGAACCATAGGAATCGGATTGATTATAAACATAACCATGCAAGTACGTATTGGCAATTTCTGGGCCTCCTAAAGTTACAGAATTAGAACCCATACCAACAGCTGCTTTCCCAATGACGATTTCATTACTAGAGTTTGTAGCGGATGTTCTTGTGCCAGAGCCTATTAGAATGCATTCATAGTTATGTGCGGTTTGCCCACCATCTGCCTTTAATCGCCCAGCATAATCTCCTATAAATATATTGTTATATCCATCTGTTTGCCATTGCCCAGCGCCAATTCCTGCGAAGAAATTAGCATAACCAGATGTTAAACTCCAACCTGAATAAGCACTCAAACTAACATTATAACTTCCGGTTGTTACTCCGTTACCCATTGCTAATTGTCCAAGAGCAACGTTCATAGTTCCAGTTGTATTCTTTAAGCCTGCGCCAGCACCAATAAAGGTATTCATCATGCCAGTAGTATCTCTACCAGCATTTACTCCAAAGAAAGTTCCATTGCCATCCACTATCATTGCTCTATCACCATTCAAAGTAATGAACTTTGTCGTGGTGTTCAAACTCTCATAACCCTGTTGTGCACTTCCAGTCATACTTGCATCGCTTGCAGAGTCGTAATAGGTAGTTGTGGTGTTGTCGTTTATAGTTGCTAACTCGTACATCCACCATTCGTAAGGCTGTCCTGCTTTTGTTCTGCAAATAACTCTTGCCGTAACTCTTGGGTCAGTTGAAACTGGGATAGTTAGATTAAAAGATTTATTTGTAGTATCTGTGAAATAGTGGGCAGATTGTCCTGCTTTTGTTACTCCGTCAGCAGTTTTATAATAAACTCCATAAATATACTCAGAACTTGCTGTTAAATCTCCACCTGCTGCTGCAACTGCGGTTATCGAACCATTAGCAGGAGCTTTAACGGCATTTATATTAAAGCCCATATCAGAACTAACCATTTCTGTACTGTTAGTTCCTTTTACATCTAATTTATAAGAAGGGGTTGTTGTTCCCATTCCAACATAACCAGATATAGATAGTGAACCAGTGAAAATGCCGTCAGTAGCGGATATGTCGTAAGAGCCCAACGATACATCCCCC